TTCCACTGATTGTCCCAACCGTTGGGTTTCACCTTGAAGTAAGGCGGATCGGTAACAATCAGGTCAATGGAATCATCAGGCAGGGACTGAATAAAATGCAGGCAATCAGCGTTGATTAAATCAACACTGTTTATTTTTACAGTATTTTTCATGGATCAGTAAGCGTAACTCTGGTAGGCTCACTCTGCTTTTGCGCTAAAGCAGTGGGCCGTGGTTCGCTTGTGACCAGTAAGCATGAGCGAATGGCTGGCAGGTGCTACCAACACCCACCAGCCGCCCATTTTCACAAATTAAAAGTCCTTCATAGCTGAAGGCGTCTGTAACAGCCGAACTGGTAATCTGCCAGCCCCGCCATAACCAACTGGGTCAGTATTAACTGACAGCGTTCGCGTGAAAGATATGTGTTTTGTGCAATCTCCCCGACTGTTGCCGGTTCGATGCTTAATTCATTAAAAACAACTTTCGCCGTTTCTGTCATATCTTGCTGTTTTAGCATGTCTTTTTTCCTTCTGGTTAACATGACATACCAATAACTCTTGTCTAAAAAGCCAGCAAGATAAAAAGTCAGTATTCACGACCACCAGCGTGTTTACCGTACTGCACCAGGTTTACAGGTACAAAAAAACCCGCTTGACGGCGGGTTTAAGTTGTGTGGCGAAGTAACCACTCTTGAGAGCATATCTGATTATTTACGATTGTAAATAATATATTCCCCCCAATAATTAGATTGAGAAAACATTACCATATTGATAATAAGGCAATTGACATAATTATAAAAATCATTCTTGGTTGATTTTAAAACAACAAATGCACGATATTTACCCAATCATTGATGAATACATCTCTAAATGTTATAAATTTATTGTTTTTCTAAAGATAACTCTCATTCATATCAGGAAAGATAAAAAATGTCAGACATAAAAAATATACTAAAATGCATGTACTTTGATAAAAATAGATACTCAAACTTTGGCTCCGTAATTAAAAGTCTAGAGATAAATGGATTTCGAGGAATAAAAAAACTAACATTAAATATAAATTTTCCGGTAACTGCAATATCAGGGCTAAACGGCGCTGGGAAAAGCACTCTTGGGCAGTTAGCAATATGCGCATATAAAAAACCAGTTACAGCCCGTGAATATAAGAGATTATATATTAAAGATTTTTTCCCTGTATCTAAAGCCGATCCAGCCCCTTTCGATAATGACGCCAGTGTCATTTATAAATATGAAACAAATGATTCAACGAAAACACAAGATGTGACTGTCACTCGCATAAAGTCTTCTTGGTCTGGATATAAAAGACAACCAGAAAGACACTGTTTTTACATTGGTTTTACTGTCTATATTCCAAAAGTAGAACGTAGAGATATAAGTGTTTATGGCGGTAAAGACTTTGATTTAACAGAGAGAAGAAGCGTCGACCATTCAGTAATATTGAAGATGGCAAAAATAATAGGTCATCCATATGATGATATCGCATTCCAAGGAATTTCTCATAGAGCACGTCGTTCAGAAATTGGTATTGTTGAAAGACTTGGGTATTCTTATTCTGAAAATAACATGGGGTTTGGCGAAGGAAGAGTTCTTTATACGGTTGATATGCTTGAAACAGCTCCAGAGCAAAGTCTTTTCGTACTAGAAGAACCAGAAACATCTCTTCATGAAAGCGCACAGTATGAATTTGCAAAATATTTAATGGAAGTATGTCAACGTAGAAAACATCAAATAATATTATCAACACACTCAAGTGTGATATTAAATGCTTTACCTCCTGATGCACGAAAATTACTTATTAGAGATCAGACTGGTGTCTATATCAAAGATGGAATTTCAACAACTCATGTGAGATCAATACTGTCTGATGGGCAGTTTAAAGGGCTGCATATTTGCGTAGAAGACCAGTTTGCAAAAGTTTTACTTAGTGAAGTAATTAGAGCAAAGCGGAGAGACATTCTTAAATCCATTCAAATCACTGATATTGGAGATAAAGATGCAGTCCGACAAGCAGTCGAGGTATTCAAGAAAGCAGGCCTTAATGTTATTGCCGTAAGAGATGCAGATGTTGGAGAAAACATTAAAGATGATTTATTTTCTTTCCCTGGCAATAGGCCACCAGAAGTAGAAGTATTTCAACATGAGGAAGTAAAAAAATTCCTCTACAAGGAGTATCATATTGATTTTGATTGGTTAATAAAAAAGGAAGGGATTAGTGATCATCACAATTACACTCAAGCAATTGCTAAAGAAGCAGAATGTGAGGAGGAAGTAATTAGAACTTTAGCAATAAAAAAATATATTGAAATTATTGATGAGAAATTTGACCCACTTATTACAAATATAGTAAGCAAAATAAAATAACAAACCAGCAGGCGCTAATTACTAAAAACCTTGTACATTAGCGCCACCCTCAAATAAATCAGTGGTTATTAAATCCCCACAAAAACATTAATATAAAGCACAAACAGTCCACCCTCCTTAATTTCATGCTAACAATACAAATTAAAAATCCAGATACTCATAAAATATCTTTCTAGATATTTGAGTCCATTTCCAATTCTATTTCTAACATTATCAACATACCTTCAATGATGCCTTCTGCCTTTTGCAATAAGCGCCCAACCCAGCAATCAGAACGCCCATGTTTACGGGCAAGCGCCATAAACGTCATACCACCTACATAATAATCTACTAATAAATCGTGCAAATCGCTGTTGTTCTTTTTCAGACGGGCCATGCACCCGCAAATGATCATCGCGTCATCGTCACAACATTGCGGGCGGGATTTTACTTTTGAAGGAAGTAATCCCTTAAAACCGGCAGCAATGGACGACCAGGTCACATCCTCATGATTATTAGCCGCCCATGCCCCCCAACGTTCAAGAACCATTTGAATATCACGCATCAACTTTCTCCACAAAATCAGGCCAGCACGCCAATTGCCAGCGCACGATCGATAAAACGAAATATCAGCTCCAGCTGGGAGCCATACTTCTCTTCAAATGCCACGGTATCCGCATGCAGCTCGTCGTGATGCTTTCTGCACAAAGGCAACACAAAAAGGTCATGCGCTTTTGTTCCCATTCCACCCTGACCGTGACCTATCAGGTGGTGGGGATCATCAGCGGGCTTTCCACAACATGCACACGGCTGTGTCTTAACCCAGCGCGTGTACTTTTCATTAACCCAGCGGCGACGTTTTGGGCGTAACATAAAAGACTCCGGCGACTCCGGATCCACTTTCAGCGCCAGCACCTTTTTCGCCTTATCCTGGATGATGCTGGTGGCAGGAACCGAAGGCACAAGGTCACTTTCCCGGGTAACAGACGGCACAACAGGCTTCGGTAATCTCAGTGCCTTACGGGCTGCACTTTCCGGTAAGGCATCCGCCAGATCATTACGAATCAGCCACCAGCACAGTTCCGGCATTGTCACAACGTGACTGTCATCAAAACCGAGATCCCGACGCACAACAGACAACACCCAGCGGGCACAGTTATCCGTTGCCATTGATTCCAGCCGTTCCGTGAACTGATCGCGCAGCTGGTTATCGCAGTGCCAGCACAGACGGATTGCACCCGGAGCGTGTCGCATTGTGGTCATGTTCTCGCTGTGCCAGTCGGAATGAGGCCACTGGCAGCCTTTTTCACGAAGTAACCAGCTTTCAAGACATTCCACGCCACCAGCACGACGGATCACTGCCTCATTGCGGAACACGGCCCGAACGGCAGGATCATCCGCCAGCGGTTGTGATGCCGCCGGAACGGCACCACTGGCGAAAGATGAATAACGCTCCGGCTCAGGCTCCAGCAGGACACGCCCCTGCATAAACAGGGGCATCAGCTCCGAACCTGGCCTGAACAATACGATCCCCATACGCGGGGCAATTTCAGGGGTCAGTAGTGCTCTCACGGTCACCTCAATGAACGGTATCGAGCAGCTTTAACAGCTCAGGGAATCGGGATTCGAAGAAATGCGGCTGCGTCTCGCGCGGATTTGCGGGACTGGTGATGTTCTTGCCGAACATGCAACCTTTCGCTGTCAGCGACCAGAATTTTTTGATGTTGTTAATCGCGGTACGGCTGTATCGTTCGCGCTGCTCGACGATCCCCAGTTTCACCATCTGGTGATATGCCTGATTAGCCGTCAGGCGTATACCATACTGTTTCAGCAGTGCACTCAGTGACAGTGTCGGGCGACTTGAGCCATCGTGTGCATCAGCAGGAGCATCAATGGCATAGCGCGGTGCCAGATTCGGTAAGCCAACAGCCTCCTGGAGTTTCTGACAGGCACCAAGCACTGAAGAGTTAGACAGGTTTAACTCCCGGCGCATAAAGTCCAGCAGGATCACGCCAGCCTGCATCTTGTCAGCAGCCTGTCCGGATAATTTTTCCGGTGCGCTGGTTACCATATCGAAAGTACGGATCACCTTCAGATGGAATGACGGGCTGATCCACATTGCATAGGCATACACCAGTTCCTTGCAGACATACGTTCCCCGTTCATTTCCCCCATGAATCACACTCACCGGGCCAACACCCAAATTCTGGGTGTTGGTCAATTCATGAACAAGTTCAACAGTTTGTTGGCTGGAAAGAAACTTTCCCGGCTCCTTGGTTCTGGCATTTGCACCAGATGCTACTGCTGCGCGATGCAGATCGTTCAGGCTGTAACGCCCATAAGCATCACGACGAACTTCAATACCATCAATGACCATCAGATTATTCATACTTCGTTTCTCCTCTTAATCAGGCGGCTGCACCCGCCGGTTTCTCATACTTACTGATAGTGATCTCGACCTTCCCTTTCGGGATAACCGGTCCCCACTCCACCAGCATTCTTTTCACCTGTCTGTCGTCTTCCCACACACCCGCGTGGGTCAGGGCGTCAAACAGAGCCTTGTTATAGTTGTCCAGATCGCGGATCCGGTTATCCGGAGGAAACAACACGATCTCCACTGAAGCAGGTGCCGACGTTGGTTTCGGCAGACGACGTAACTGCTCAACTATTGCTGCGCACGCCGCGCTCTGAAATTTTCGCCCCGCCTCGCTTATCAGGCTCTTACCAGCAAATGCCCCTTTGTTGGGGTGTCGCCAGTACGTGTTCACGCTGGGCGGAAAAGGCAGGATCAGCTTCATACTTTCAGGCCCCTCTCATGTAACCAGTGGGCTGCACGCAGCCTGGCGTTTTCCTCACCGGCAAGCAGTGAGCGGATAATCCCGACCGCCTCGCTGTCGTCGTCCTTCACCACGGTATGAAGCGTGATCCCCCGGGCCACACCACGCTTTATCGTGATGACGCCTTTTTTCTCCAGTGCGCGAAGATGCTCCACCGCTGCATTCACTGAACGGTATCCCAGCATGGTTGCCACCTCCTGATTGGTTGGCGGGAAGCCACGTTCTTTCTGATAAGAAATCAGCATATCCAGCACCTGCTGCTGGCATTGAGTTAACGTCGTCATTAAGCCCCCACGTAATTCCCTGACAGATACCACTCTTCACCCGATGCAGCGCGCCTGCTGCTTTTCCGTAAGCACCGCTCACGATGCGCCAGAAAATTGTTTCGTTCTGGCTGGGAGTGACTTTCACGGAATGCCGCCATCCACACCGTTGCAGCACGACGGTATAAGCCCCTGGACTCCAGCTCTTCAGCCTGGCGGGTCAGGCACAAAATCACCCGGGGATCGTTAGTGCCGACATAGAAATTGCGCACAGGTCTGGTTTCACGAACAGGTTGTGGTTCCGGCTCCTGCGCTCTCTCAGTCAGGCGCGGGAAATGTCTGCGTGTATCTCCTTCACAACGGTGAGCCACACGCCCACTCTGACGTAACTTGCTTGCTGACTGCAGAACGCGCTGCCGTGAGTAACCTGCAAAAGCATCCGCAATGTCTCCGGAAGTGCACCCCGGATGGGCTTCAATGAATTTCTGAACGTCATTCAAAAGACTCATGATCACCCCCTGAATCCTGCCGGGATCTGGCTGTAGTCCACGTTGTCGTAACTGGATTTGAAGTACGGGTCCTCACGTCTGGCTGCAGATACCGCAGGAACTTCCCAGGATTCTTCGAAATGACGATCCGGACCAAAGAACGTGACAGCCTGTTTCACAAATTGTGTGCCGCTGTTACCCATCGCAGATACCCAGCCCGCATAGCGTTTCACACCTTCCAGCATGGTTTCGGGGTTTACCCCCTCATTCAAACGGGCTTTCCAGGCTTTGAAGGCTGCAGATTTTGAATTGCCACCAGCACGTTTGGGATATGCCAGCCATGCCTGCTCAAACTCCGGAGAATATTCCGGTCGGTTTGAACGAACTCGCACGGACTCATCAACTGATGCACCAACAGCTATTGGTTCATTGACTGGTTCTTTGACTGGTTCAAAAGAGTGACTGGTTCTGGGTGAATCTCCTGCACTACCCCCTGGTGCAACTCCTGCACTACCTGGTGAATTTGCTGCACCAGATAGTGAATTATTTGCACTACCCCCTAGTGAATCTCCTGCACCATCCAGATGAAGGAGATAGATATTACTTGAGTTACCTTTTTCACCTTTCCGGGTGACTTTTTTTACCAGCCCGGACTCACAAAGGGCCGCAATATGATTCATCACAGAACGTTTGCTAATCTCGCACTGGTCAGCAATATGCTGGTAGCTGGGCCAGCACTCACCCTGATCGCTGGCATTATCAGCCAGCTTGATCAGAACCAGTTTTCGCAATGGATTACCCACTCGAATTTTCATCGCTTTAACCATCAGCTCCATACTCATGCTGCACCTCCGAGATGCTTCATGTTTTTTCCGGAGCGAAAGGTTATAAGCGGCATACTGACGCGGTAATTACGGCCCAGCGGTTCACAAATCACCTTCTGACATTCACGGTCAACCAGGCTAACACGTAGAACATGCCCTGCAGGCGTGGTGTACCACTGCCCAACTGTAGGAATTGATGTTTTTTTACGCTGAAATAAACGGTAAATGTTGAGGATCAACGGATTAAGCATGACGATGCCCTCCGTTGATATTCAGGAGACGGTGAATATGAAAATTAGCCTTATCCGCCAGACGAATACGTTCAGCCTGCAAGTTAATAAGGGTTTCTACCAGAACCTGATGCGCCTGCGGATCCGAAAGAGTTACCTTGCGCAGAGCACGTAGTGCAGTTGTTACATAACTGAGTTTATGTAAGTCTTCATCATTCAGACGAGTGAGGGCTGGGACAGTAGCCATGATGGCAGCCTCCGATAACAGTGAATTACCTTCACCACCGGAAACGCCAATTTCGCTGGTGGTGAACTGAACGGGGTTGGCGTAACCGGCGTTATCGGAAACCGGCGCACCTTTCGGTGCCCCCGTCCAGCCCACCATAATTTGGGTGTGCGCAGACGCAGACGATAAAAAAGACGCTGGCGCGTCATATATCGCCGATAACATTTCCAGGACGCCAATCCCGGCACCCGCTTTATAAGGTGCCTGAACAGTGTAACGTCCCGGAATGGCAGAATCAATGTGCTGGTGGTCCTTCACACTCAACAAAATCACGCCTGAATTTCCACAAAGGACTAAAGCACTCATGCGGGTAGTCTTTGCGAAGATAGATAACGCGCTGTGTTTCTGGCTCCCAACGAATAACATGGACATAAAGCCCTCTTCCGTCACGAAACCAGCGGTTAAGTTCCTGCACAACTCGCCCCCCACAGTCAGGTAAAGTTCTCTGTGGTTACTTACAGCCAGGTGATTTGGTAATCTGCATTCATGCCGTAACAACAGGTGTGCAGCGACACTGACCACCAGCTGTTGCGACAAACGGTTATTTGCCGTTAAACTGTTCATGCGTTAGTTTCTCCACAGACACAAAACGCCACGACGCCCGGAGCTGCACACTCGCGGGCGTCACTACTTTCTGAAACGCAAAAGATTTTGTAGACCAGTGCTGCATGCTCCTGCAGCTTCGAAATTGAGAGGTACAGCTCATCGTTAATTGCTGTCTTCTCATGCGGTTCCACTACACCGTCTTCAATTGCTGAACGAATCTGCTTTGAATAACTGCCGATCTGTTCAATGACTTCCAGCAGGCGTTGGTTGATATCGGCGTTGTCCACATCCTCCACGTCAGGAAGAGACACAAAGACGCCATTTGCAGACTGCGCCACAGCATCAGCAATGAAGTGAGTGCCACCAGCACGCTGTAAAACCATTGCCCATCCCAGCGGGAAAATCTGATCGCCATCTGCACGAAGGCGGTTGAATAAAGCGTTTTCTGTTACATCGAGCCAGTCAGCCGCTTCAGCGTAACCACCCGGCAACGCCGCGATAGTTTTTCTGACAGCTTTCACGTACCACTCAGGCTGTTTTTCTATTTTCCAGTGATGCTTACCCACGGTTAGCCTCATCGTTCTGTGGTTAAAAATTGAAAGTGTTCTGCTAATCTTTCGGATAGATATCCGGTCTTAAGTCAGATTTCGTAATTGCACCTGACGTGCATTGCTCAAGTTTTTTAGCCAGCACAAAACTGGCTTTTTTATAGCCATTGAAAACCAGCCGTAAGTAGCCAGGTGTTGAGCCAACTTTTCCGGCCAACTCGCCCTGCTGTTCTTTGGTTAAAGAGTCCCAATACGCTTTCATACAATATGTACCTCCGGTGTACATATTACATGATTGAAATGAACCTTCAAGATACTTGTACCTTAACGGTACAAGGGTTTTAATTTCGTTATGAAAACAATCCATGACATCCGGCGGTCTAACGCCAGAAAACTGAGAGATGGTGTTGGCGGGAATTCTTCCTTTGCCACTATGATTGATCGCGAGCCAACCCAGACCAGCAGGTTTATGGGAGATGGTGCTACTAAAAATATCGGTGACAGCATGGCACGACACATCGAAAAATGTTTCGACCTGCCTGTCGGATGGCTCGATCAAGAACACCAGACAACGAACATCACAAAAAAACCTGATGTTTCAATCACTAATAAACAAATCACATTAGTCCCTGTCATATCATGGGTACAGGCCGGAGCATGGAAAGAAGTTGGATATTCTGAGGTTGATTTGAGCACAGCAGAAACGTATCCCTGCCCTGTACCCTGTGGGGAAATGACTTATATCTTGCGGGTGATAGGTGATTCAATGATTGATGAGTACCGCCCGGGAGACATGATTTTTGTCGATCCTGAAGTACCTGCCTGCCACGGTGACGACGTTATTGCATTGATGCACGATACAGGCGAAACCACCTTCAAAAGGTTGATAGAAGATGGGACACAGCGTTATCTCAAAGCGTTAAACCCAAACTGGCCTGAGCCTTACATTAAGATCAACGGTAATTGCTCTATAATTGGTACAGTGATTTTCTCAGGAAAACCAAGAAGATACAAAATCAAAGCCTAATCAATGTTTATGAACCTGCTTCGGCAGGTTTTTTTATACTTGACAATGTACCTTTGAGATACATAATGTACCCAAGCGAAACAACGAACAGGCAGGACGCCCACGAAGTAGCCGCCTGGGGCATATGAAGTCCAGGATGATTCGTTGAGTCATGTTGTGCCACCAGGCACTCATGTTAAAGCAGGTGTATGAAATGAAAGTCCAGATTTTAAACAATAACTGTGAAGTCGTTTGGTCATACGACATAGCCGCCCCTGTAGATCAGAGCGGCGATAGCTGGACCAATGGGAAACATCAGATTATGGCTGGAGTTGTGTTCTCTTTACGCCGTGCTTTGGAACAGGCTGAAGTATTTCCATCAGACCCTGAATGGAAATGGCCTTTTTCTATTTGTCCAAATTCGGAGAGTACATTTCAGAAAATTGGTCAGAAAGTCGCACTCGAAGAGCATCAGCCAACTGTTTCCTGATTTTTTCAGGTAACTCGTCGGCATCGCAGAAACAACAACGCTCGATCATGTTGAAAGCCGATTCGTAGAACTGTTTTTGCTGAGTGTCGCTGAGACAGGAAAAGAGCGACGTTACGATGATTTTATTAATTGCATTATCAAGTTCTTTTTCATCAAAAGTCATTTGATTTTCCTTTTATGTATACGGGCTTAAAAGGATACCACCGAGCCTGAAGTGGTGAAAAGACAGGCACATAACAGCTAAGTATTTTCAACCAGAGAGAATCCTTAGCGTTGTGGTGAATGCGGCTCAGCGCACGCGGGTTAAGGTTGAGGCTGACAGTCGACCTTCTGTGGATACCCACCCGCCTGGTGTGCAACCTTCGCCAGGCACCGGGAGGCACCCGGCACCACAACTTTATGCTGTGTGTAGTCTTGGCGGTACCAGCTTGTACCCTTGCTTCCGGCTGGTACCGTCCTTTTTACAAAACAGAGAAGAGCATCACCGGACGACGGGCT